CGTTGACTGCTGGTACGATTACTGGAGGTACTTACTAATGGCTGGTTTACTAGACAATTTATTATCTGCTGGCTTAAACATAGAAGGTGTTAGAAGAGCGCAGGGTGCTTTAGAAGCTACGGGTAAGAGAGCTTATGACGCCGCAGGTCAAGTAGCACGACAAGGTTTAGAACAAACTGCTTTTAAACCTTTTACAATTACCAGTGGAATTGGCGGTATTACAACTACTCCTGAAGGGGGCTTTACAACCGCTTTATCTCCAGAACAGCTTGCACTACAACAAGGTCTTCAATCAGGTGCTGCTGGTTTATTACCACAGGCTGTTACTAGACAAGGCGCACCTTATGAAGCTTTAAGTGGGCAAGCTTTACAACAAGCAGCCTCACAACTAGGCGGTGTTAGTGCTTATGATCCTTCCATGGCAGCACAACGAACTGCTGTAGGTGGTTTATTTGGAAGCCAATTAGGGCAGTACGGAATGCCTACTGGACTTGAAGGTCTTTCTCAACAAGCTTTGACAGGGGGACAACAAAGGATTGCTGGAGCTGGGCCTTCTTCAGAGCTTAATCAACTAGCTCAATTATTTGGTGGAAATGTTTCTCAACTTTTACAGCAACAACCTTCACAACAAATAGGTCAATTAGGCTCTCAAGCTTTATCTTTAGGTCAGCAAGGCTTAGGAGGCGCTGCACCAGCAGACATAGAAGCTTTACGAGCACAGTATGCAGGTCTTGCAGGACAAGCTGCTGGTGGTTTATTGCAGCCCAGAGGGGACAGAGAACAAGAAGTTTACCAAAGAATTAGAGCCGCACAGTCTCCTGAAGAAGAAAGACAAAGACTTTCCCTTGAGAATCGTTTGGCTTCTCAAGGTCGTTTAGGTGTCTCTACTGAACAGTTTGGAGGCACACCTGAACAGTTTGCCTTAGCTAAAGCACAATCAGAGGCTCAGAACCAAGCAGCCTTAATGGCTATGCAGCAAGCTGGTACTGAAGAGCAACAAGCACTACAAAGAGCTTTAAGCCTTTCAGGTCAAACAGGGCAGCTTGCAGGAACTTCTTCACAGTTGGAATCAGCAGCTCAGAGCAGAGCTTCAGAGTTGTCTCAGTTAGGCTTATCAGCAGAGCAAATTGAATCTCGTTTACAGAGTGAAGGTTTAGGTAGAGCTGGTCAGGCCGCTGGTTTATCCAGTCAGTTTAGACAGGCTTCTTCTGGATTAGAGTCAGAAGCTTTGCAGCGAGGCTTAGGTTTAAGTCAGTTAGGTTTAGCTGGTACACAGGCAGGAGCTGGCTTAGAAGCTCAAAGACTACAACAACTCTTGGGCTTACAACAAGCAGACATAGGCGCTGCTGGAGCACAACAGGCTCTACAACAAGGACGTTTAGGTCTTGCTAGTGGTATGTTTGGTTTAGGACAACAAGCCGCAGCTATGCCTTCACAGCTTCAGGCAGGAGATATTTCTAACTTACAAGCCTTAATGCAAACAAGCTATGCCCCAGAAGCTCAATTACTTAATCAGTTACAAGCTGGTACTAATGTCGCATCAATTGCCGATATAGGAAGACGTACTGGTGCAGGTTTATTTGGCGAAGCTCAAATGAGCGGTATTGAAGCCCAGTTACTTGCACAACAAAGCTCTGCTGACCTTGAATCAAGACTATTCAATGCTTTAGCGCAAGCAGCTACTGCTAAAAACACAGCGGGACAAGGTTTGTTTGGTCAGATTTATGGAGGTGCTTCAGATCTTTTTAACCCTGACACTAAGTTTGATTGGAAAGACTTCTTATTTGGGTAGTTTAAAATAAATAAAAATTAGTATTAAAACACTTAACGTGTAGTTTAGAGGAAGCTAGTAATGGCTAAATTTTCAGAAAGTTTATTTGAAGGCATTAGAAACTTTGGTAGGATGTCTCCCACTGAAGGGCGTAGGCAGGCTATGCAAGCTGCTCCACAATACAAACAAGTAGGAACTACAGATCCTTTAACTCGTAGTATGGGTAACTTGTTTGGCAGTTTAGGTTTGGATACAAGTTCTTTGCAGACGGGTAAGGAACGTGCCGATGCAGCCGTTGAGGGCATAGACATGTCTAAACCGATGGGTATAGCTAAGGCAATGCTTGCTAGGGCGCAGTACATACAAGATCCTGCCACACAACAAGCAATGGTTTTAAAAGCTCAGGAGATTATACAAGCAGAACAACAAAAACAAGCAGCTCAAGCAGCAGCCTTGCAACAGACGCAACAAAAAGAAGTCTTTATCCGAACACTAATAGCACAAGCCAACGAAGCTAACCGTCCTGACATAGCTCAGATGTTAGCAGGGGCTGGCATAAACATTGATGATAAAGTTCTACAAGAAACTGTTAAAGACTTGAGAGAAGTTAAAACTAATCAAATAGAAAAAGTTAATAGCCTTGCTGGACGTAAGATAAGATACACACAGGCAGGTTTACCTCCAGAGCAATGGGACGATGCTACTATTAGGGGCATGTCCCCAGACAGTTTTAAAGAGCTTATTTCAGGTAAAACTGAAAGAAGTAAAGCTAAGAATGACTTCTTTAAAACAAAAGACGGTACAACCGTAGCTTATAGGGTTAATGACTTTTCAGGTCAAGTTGAGAATCCTCAGTACGGTATTGATCCCGAAGCAAAGCAGTGGGTTAACGCTAGTGAGTTAGGGTTGCTTCCAGCACCTAAAGTTACTGTTAATGAAAACTTTGCAATGAACAAAGAGGTCAATGCTAAAATAGTAGAAATGGGGATGTCTAGTTTTGAACAACTTAATGAACAAGCCGCTGATGCTCAAAAAGGTTTAATTACTAATCAAATAGCTTTGGATAATATAGACGAAGCTTACTTAGGTTTAGGAGCTGGCGCTAAATTAGGATTAGACAGGGTTGGAGCTTTTATTTCAACAGCTACAGGTCAAGACTACGATACTGAAAATATACAGGCTACTGAAACTTTCGTAATTAGCAGAATTAAAGAGATGGCTACGTTTATTAAAGCTCTTGGTTCTGGTACAGGTTTGTCGGACAAAGATGCTGAGTTAGCTTTACAGGCAGTAGCTGGAGATAAGTCTCTTGACAGGGAAACTATCAGGGGCGTTATTGAAGAGTTTATGGCTGCTCAACAGTTTGTCATTAACCAGAAAGATAAAGCTATTAATATTTTAAGTAAAGATAAAAGCCTTACTAGACCTGATTATTTAGAGTTAATTACTTTGTCAAGTGAAGGTAGACCTCCTTCCGCTAAACCAGCAGGTACTCAAGTTGGAAGATTTACTGTTAAAGAGGGGTAAGGGCTAATGCCAACATATACGGTTACTGATCCAAACACAAACAAAACTTTAACACTTGAAGGAGACTCCCCTCCTACGGAAGAAGAGCTTGAAGAAATCTTTGCTGGATATGCTCCCGCAGAGCCTACGGGTTATCAGGCTCCTACCTTTGCTGAAATAGGTTCTGGGCTTGTTGAAGACATTTCTGGAGCAGGTAGGACACTTGCTTCAGGTGTTAGCGGTGCTATGGAAGACTACCAGCAAGATAAGCTACAGTTTTCAGAGTACCAAAGCCCAGCAGCTACTGCGGCTGTTTTAGGCGTTACTGAGGGTGTCTTACCCGCCGCTGGGGAAGCTTTACTTGGCATAGGTAAAGCTGGTTTATCCGCAGTAACTCCTGATTTTATAGAAGAACCCTTTGTCAATGGGGCTGTGGAAGCCTTTGGCGCTGCTGGTGATTTTATAATGAATAACGACTGGGTAGGCCCTGTGCTTAACATGGCTAAAGAATCTTTAGCGGACTACAGCAACTGGAAAAACTCTTCGGAAGAAAATCAAAGAAAGGCTAGAGTGTTAGAGTCTACTATTGACGTTGCCAGTATTATAGCTCCCGCTAGTAGGGCAAATTTCATAACTGATGGCTGGGAAGATTCTGGACGTAAATTGGTTATTGCTGGAGACAAGAAAAAGTTTACTAATAAACAAGAAGCTGTTACAGACCTTTTACAACCTAGAAACATGGGTAAAGGTTCTGGAAGAGTTACTGAAGAAGGGCCATTGCGTACTAAAACGTACAACCCCACGGAACAAGAGCAGCAAGTTATAAACGTAGTCACAGGTCTTCCTGACATTAAACCTAATAGGTCTGCTACTTATAATATGAATGTTGTTCAGGATGAGATTGGTAAAGCAACTGACAGACTTAACGCTCGTATAGCAGCCAAAGGTAATCCAAAGGTAGATGCACAGCTTATACAACAAGAATTAGATCAAGACTTAAACAATCTCTTTAAATCTCCGTCTTTCTTTGGAAATAAAGCTGTAGTAGCCCATGCTAAAAGAATGCAGAATTTAGCTAATAAGTTAGTTCTTGATAGTGACGGCACTGCTTTAGGTCTTTTAAACGCTAGGAGAGAACTAGATCGTGTGTTAAAAGCAAACTCTCCTGCTGTCTTTGACGCTGACTTTGAAAATGCTAAGTCACAGGCTATGCGTATTATTAGAAATAAACTAAATGCTTCTGTGGCTGAAGCAGTCCCTGAAACAGATGTATTGAGACAACTTAAACGTCAAAACTTAATGTTTAATGCTTTGGATACTTTAACTGATAAGTCTAATGTTGAAGATTTAACGTCAGTAGCTAGAGCCATTACACGATTAGAAAAGTTTACAGGTCTTAATGCTCCTAGCTCTGTAGGCGGTTTAGCGGTAACAGCTGGTATAGGTACAACGGCTTTAGCTTATAGCGGTGCTTTACCTTATCTTGCGGGAGGAGCTGCTGTAGCGGGGAGCATGTACGCTTTAAGGGCTGCTCAACGATCTGGAACACTTAAGCAAACATTGGGTGTTACTTTAACAGGTTTAAACAAGGCTATTAAAACCGCTGAAGGTGCTTTGTTAAAACAGCTAAAAGCAGACAGGCTTGCAGTTATTGCTTACATGCAGGATGCTAGAGAAGAAACAGAAGAAAACGGTATGGGGGTTAAATAATGGCTGGCTTTGAAAAAACCTTTCAAGACTTTTCTAAAAGAACACAGGACAATAATAGAGCTTTAATGCAGGGAGACATTAATGTAGGCCAGAGGCTTTTAAGATCTACTGGTGATATTATAGGTTTAGGTGGTGGTCTTTTTGGAGATACTTTAGGAGTTGTTGGTGATTATATTACCCCAGACTCTTGGGGTGTTGAGGCAGCTTATCAGGAAAACATTGAAAAACCTTTGCAAGAGGCCCTTATGTCGGCTGCTGATACCGAAATAGGTAAAAAAGCAGTTAGGTTTGCCAAAGAAAACGACGAGCTTATGACAGACTTGGGCGCTATTAGTAATGTCCTTACCGTCACACCTGTGGGTAAAATAGCCAATAGCGTTGCCCGTAATATGCCCACGGAAGTAAGAGGTTTTTATTCAGGAAACCCTCTTGTAATGGCTGCTGGTGTATTAGAAGCAGGAGCTTCTGGTGCTAAAAACGCTTTGCTTAGTTCTTTTAATCCAAAAGCTTTAGCCTTACAAGCTGAAACAGGAATTACTAAAGGTCTTACTCAGCAAGCTAAACAAGCAGAAGCTTTAGTAGCTAGACGTATTAAACTTCAAGAACAAGCTAAACAAGGGCCATACGACCAAAGAATAAAAGCTCAGAAAGATTTGGATAAGTTTGATGCGCGTTGGAACGGTTATGGATCAATGACCGAAGGTGCTTTAGCTTATACTTATCTTTTTAGAAAACAAATGGGAGAAGATATTCCTGAATTTTTGCAAAAAAACTTTGAAAAAATGAATGTATTAGGCAGTAGTGTAGGCCCTTCAAGACAAAAGTTTAATGACATGGTTTTTGAAGAACCTCGTACTAAAGTAACAAACACTTTAGAAAACCCGTCTATGTCTGCAAAGAATCAAGATTATATTCAAGAAAGAATATATCAGACTTGGGAGATAGGTGATAAAGAAAGAGGAAGAACAGCTATTGTAGTTAAAGATCCTGAGAAACAACACAGCATGACGGATCAAGCGCGTAAAGGTAGAAATGACCCTGCATTAAACTTTTTATTTTACTTTGATGAAAGCATGGATTTAAAAACAGCATCGCCTTCTGAGGTAATATCGGCTGCTACAGGAAGATCACTAACTAAAGTACAGAAAGATATTGTTCAGAAAAACAAAGAAGGAAAGCCCCTTACTGAGCCGCAATTACAAACATTAAAAGAAGCTGAAAGACGATTAGCCTCTGAGCCTAAGATGACGTGGGACGCTGACCAAGAGTTATTTATAATACAAGACTCGTTTAAGTCAGGTGCTAAAGAGCTTGGGGGTGTTAATAGAATTACCACTTTAAACAGAAATGGCGATGTAAATGTAATTGTTAGTGATAGGCACGATATGTTAGGATTTGATCCTATAGACGGTAAGCCCCTCATAACAGTTTTTCCACCTATTCAATATAATGTATATAGAGGAAGGGGTAAAGACACCTATAACGCTGGCGAAACTCCAGATCAAGCTAGAAGGCGGCTTGCAGGCGAATTAGGGGAATCAATAGATACCGTAAAACCTTCGTATACACAGGCGGGAAAAATAAAACAAGGGTCTTCTAAAAGATTGGGGGGAGAGGTTGTAGGAGAATACTCTCCAGTTGGAGCAGAACCCACGCCTTTCCCAAAAGACCCTGTTTATGGTTCACGATCAGGAGTAGCCCGTAGGGTCAATCAAAGGATAGCACAGGAGGCTGATAACTTTAGTCCCACCATGGGACAGCTTGCTGGGCAAATACCTAGAGTAGCTACTAATGCAGCTCTAGCGGCTAATTATGGCGCTGGTATGCTCTCAGGACAACCTCAGGAAGAGCAGTAAACAAAAGGGGGCATTGCGCCCCCTAAGTTTATATCTCGCAGACTCCAGCTACACAAGCTAAGGTTTGCGCCCCTTCGGTATTATCACTGGACTCCTCAATATCCCATTGCATCCCCTTAGGCATCTCTTTAGACAGCTTCTGATATGTTTCTTTATCTATCTTCTGATAAGGAGCTTGCTTGTATACGTGCTCGGCTTCAGGGAGGAAGCTGATTCCACTAACGCTATCAAAGTTCTCCCAGATCCACTGACAGACAGCAAAGAAATTATCGTCGTTGTAGTAGCAAGTCATGGAGGGCTTATGTTCACACCAATGGTCTTGGTAGGTCTTCCAGAGCCTTAGCTGCTCCATAGCGCCCATGCTTTCCACAGTCACAGCCTTGCTAGGAGCCTTCTGAGGGAACGAGAATACCCAATTAGAGTTATTCATTACGTCCTCTTCATGAGGAAAACCTCTGTCAATCATAGCGGTAGCCAGAGGATCCTTCTTGTCAGCCCTAACAGTACGGATGTAGTAGTCACTAAAGCGTGGATGAATACCACTGGCGCTGTCAGTCAACTGTGAGACAGTACCAGAGGGCTTGACGCACGTAATGGCTACTGACTGGTTGATACCCAGAGCTGAGGCCCACTGTCGGTTGGTCTCAACAGCTACAGTCCTCAGGTTGTCCAGAAGCTTACCCAAAGCCTCCTCACCTGTAGAACCATTTGTCAGCTTACAGTCCATGATGCCCGTCATTGAGACACCCAACAAAGCCTCTTCCTCTGTGTTACGCTTCCAGATGTTCCGTAGGTATCGGAAGTCCGTAAGGGTAGCCTGTAGAGTCCCTAAGATGGTCGCTAGGCGTACCTTCTCTTTGAGGGTCTGCAAGGTATCGTCTGTACGTACAATCACCTCAGAGAGATTACAGAACTGATAGGGGCGTAGTATGATCTCAGAGCATGGGTTAGTCCCAAACTTGTATGTCGCATCCCTGCGCTCGTTACGTGCCGCTACATTCTGTGCTGCAATGCGGCTAAAGATCCCACGCTCCCCAGACTTAGAGTCATACAGACGCTTCATCTCGGAGGAGTAAGTGTCAAAGTCAGGCTTCTCAGAGTACACAGCACTGTTGTTTGCTAAGGCTCGCTGACCGTTGCTAATGTACCACTCACCGTTCTTAGCGTTAGCCATACGATTGTCAGTAACATTGCTCAAAGAGATTAGGGCAGACCTACGGACACCACCAACGACTACAATGTCTGCAATCTTGCACACTAAGTCATGGCACTCAAGGGACGTTAGCTTGCGCCCTGCTGCACCTTTGAACAAGTCCACTGAGAAGTTAAACAAGTCAGCCAAAGGTTGTGGCCCACTGGCTCTACCGCCAAAGGTCTTGAGTCTAGCACCCGCAGCCCTAACCTTAGTCAAGTCACACTTAGGAACCTTACCTGCGTACAGGAGGCTTATAAGCTCTCTGAAGGCACTTGCCCAGCCTACCTTACTGTCGGACACCACAACGGTTGTCTTTGTGTCATGGAAGCTGTCAGCAACCACAGGGAGCTGATTAACGTAGTCCCGCTCAACGCTGAACCCTACGCCCGTACCGCACATGAGAATGTACATAAGCTCATCAAAGGATCTGGGGCTGTCTATGGGCAGGTAAGAACAGTTAAAGGCTGCAACATTGTCCCGCTTTAAAGCCGCCCCTGCGGTCATTATACAGCGCATGGAGGGCATTACCTGCATGTCCCTGATGGCGTTGAACAGCTCAAAGGCTTGCCCCTGATCTATTGATCCACGCTCTGCAAAGAAATCAATGTAGCGATTAACTGTCTCGTCCCAAGTCTCCCTGCGTCCCTCATCGTCCAAGTAACGTGCGTACCGTGATTTATGTATGTATTGTTGATATTGATCCATTAGAGTTCGTAGTCCCCTCCAGTTAATAGTGATAATTTTAATTGATCCAGTAAGAAGTATAAGTCAAGAGTGTCCATATTGGTAGACACAACAATAAACTCCTCCGACTTGACAACGCAGAAAGCATCTTCATAGGTGGTTAGGTCTTCCTTCTCAGTGATTGCGTTGAATACCAGAGGTACTGTTATCTTATCTTCGTTGGCTTTCTCACCAAAGTTTCCTTGAATTACTTTCATTCCAGCTCCGACTGTTCTTTGACCATCTTATTTAAGTACCACTGAGCCTTCTGCAAGTCCTGTAGCCCGTTCTTGTAGCGCCACCTATGTAAATACTTTAACACATTGCCTTCACAGTAGTCAACAATCCCCTCACCTAATTGCTGTTTAATGTAGTCTATGGCTTCCATACCGCCCTGATTATAGTGTGGGGGTTTATTTACTACATCGTTCCACTCCTCAGGTGTAGGGTCAGCCCTAAGCTGCATAACATCATTAATCTTCGACATACAAATCCTCCAACTCTCTAAATAGCTCCTGCTTGTCTATAAATCTATGCTCAAAGGCATCTAAAATGTCTTCAGCAGTTATGTCCAAGACTTCACACAGTAAGTCTACATCGTACTCCTGAAGGATTCGTTCTCTTAACTCATCAATTAGCATTGGCATAATCAATTAACTCTTGTGTTGTTGCTAGGGTAAAGTGCTTTAACCCCTCCTTATCACACCATTGTCCCATTGTCATCTTAGCGCCCTTCCTTACTTTCTTGTTGGGATCTGAAAGAAGAAAGACCAACTCCTGATCTTCCTCCAGACAATCCCTAATTGATTTATATTTAAGTGTGTCTCCTTCCCTAAAGAATCCCTT